AGCAGCCAACCATGACACCAGACTCGGTAATGCAAACAACCCTGGATCATCATAGGATCACCACCTCCGCCACCCCGTCGTAGTCATATTCACCATCCCAAAGCGCCGCCGCGTCATAGAGCAGATAGGTCGTTTGCGTCACCTCCAGGGCATCCCCCACAGAACCCGCATCCGCCAGGTTGACCCCCACCTGCACCCGCAGCAGCCATGACCGGACATTCTTGGCCACCTCCACCAGTCGGAACAGCAGAGGTAACAGGTCAAAATTGGCATCATCAGGCAACACAATCAGGAACGTCCCCCAGAGCCGCCCCCCACGCACCAGCACCGCCACCCCCGTCGTGGTGAAGCGACCGTTATAAGCAAACGTGCCATCGTAAAAAAACGCTGGCAGCGTCCCTGGTCCCAACAGGGCCAAATCAAACGCTGGGTTCTCAATCACCAAATGCTCCGGGAACCCCGCCTGGGTGATGGCCTGATGTACCGCTGCAATCGTGCCCCGCAGTCGGTGAATAGCAATCGAGTCCCGAATCAACTGCCGTTTCTGCTCCTCAGTCAGGGCAAAGTTCCAGCCCTCATCTCCCATGACATGAAACTGATCCCCCAAGTGAATCAGAGCCCCTGCCACCACCTCCTCAATCCGATAGACCAGCAACACCGACAACGGCAGCGCATCTAGCCGTTCATGGATCGTAGCCAGCGCAGTAAATCGCTGATCAGCAATAGCTGGCGGAAGCAACACTCTAGCCATTAGCCACCCCCACAATCTGAATATCAATCGCCGTACAGCGTGCCCACTCACTGGCATTAAGAACCCTTAGAACTGGGCTAATGACCACCACTTGATAAACGCCATCCAGACTTAAGGCATCCACAAACTGACTAGGCACCAGATCCACGCCCAGCCGGCTAGAAACCCGCTCCACAATAGCCTCAGCCGCCAAGGTCAATTTCTCCTGCAAGAGGATCAGGTCAGCGGTGGTGTAGGCCGTCACTTGGGCCTGAAGCTGATAGGCAATCTCCCTAGGGGGCAACACCGACACCTCATCCGTCAGGGGCCTGCGGGTTTCCTGGGTCAATGCTGCTCTCACCAAAGCCAGCTCATCCGGTGTGGGAATACCCGTGTCCATCAGGACATAGACTCTGACCTGGGTGGGGGCTGGAGAAAACACCTGCACATCCCGTACATTCTGGCTGGCAGTACGCGCCCAAAACTCATAGGCCCCACGCGGCCCCGCCACGCTAAACGCCTCCGGAGCCAGACGAATCCGCTCCCTGAATTGCAAATCCCCTTCAGCTTCAGCCCCACCCCCTGTGATGGTGGTATTGGTGACACTCACCCCAGCCAGAGGGTTAACCAACTCCGTCAGGGTATCCGCTGGCAAGCCATTGGCCTGGATCCCTGGCACCGAGCACACCCCGTCCACTGAACGAGAAGCGATGTTAGGCGGAATGACCAGATTGCGGCGAGTCCGAAACAGAAACTTTCCGTCCCCATCCCGCACCTCGGTATTAGCCGGAATCACCAGCGCCGTTGGCAGTATTGGATCCAAGGTAAAACGCAATGTCGTCAGCGCCGGCTGAGGTGGCAGACGGGTGACCCCCATCAGTTCCCCCAGATAGTCCAGGTTTACTCCTCGTGCATAACTGAGCAGGTTTTGCTTGGCTGCATCCTGAATCGCAATGCGCAGAAGGGTCTCACGGTAGGCCAGCAAATCAATCAGCAATCGTTCCGGCTGTGCAGGCAATAACTCCTTACCGGTGAGAGCTTGCCAAAGCGTGAGCATCTCTGCCGTAATGACCTGCGGATCCCGGTCAATAAACTGCGGCTCCGGCAAGCTCACACCACCACCTCCACAAAGTTCTCAGCCACCCCATCCGCCAGAGTCCACGCCACCTGCACTCGGATCTGGGCAATCTCAGTAGGCAAGACCACGACCTGTTTCACCCGCACCCTGGGTTCCCAGCGCTCAATCGCCTCCAACGACTCCCGGATGATAAAGGGCTTGGCACGGTTTTGGGGCCAATCAATATAGTCCTGCAGGTTAGATCCAAACTCTGGGCGGTGGGGAACAGTGCCCTTACGGGTGGTCAAGATGATGCGGATGCACTGGTTAATGTCCTCGGTATCCGTGACAATCTCACCCACGTCCCCCAGCTTGGGTGACCAATAGACAAACGGCAGTGGGGTTTGCACCACCATTACTGCGGCTCCACATAGCCAATATCAATCAACGCCTGGGCATAGGGATGCTCGGCGGCAAACGGTAATGGCTCCGTCACATTGAGGTAGAGCAGGTGATCCTCCCCACCCGCAAACGCCACCCCAGTTGGCGGCCCGACATAAATGTAAGTGGTTTCGGGAGGGCCAGGATCAGGGTCAGGATCCGGGTCAGCGCCGATAGGATAGACAATACCAACACTGAAATCACCACTTAAGGCGCAAACATTCAAATAAGTATCTGGAGTTGTGAGACTTACAGCAACCCATCCATTTTTCAGTTGCCGGTATTCGACATCAACCAGAGCTACCGTAAATCGATAATCGCCAGGGGCTAATGGTAAGCTAACGCCAGCACCTGAAGAGGAACTATTGATAAATGAACTTCCATTAGGAGAAGGATTACCCTCTTTCAGATATTGAACATAGACCGGAAAAGAAGAATACCATTTACCACAACCCCGTACAGTAAATATAGCCTGCTCTAACAAAGTAAACTCATAAGTATTCAACTCAGAAGGATTACTGTCATTTATGACAAAAGTGTTAAGTTGTAAGCCAGTCTCTATAAGATCAAATTCCGTATCTCTAAGATAAGTTATAACAACTTGGTGAGGATGAAGAAGATTTGGGATGTAACGGACATACCGGCTATTAAATGTATACTCAAGATTGAGTTCTATAGGTGAAGAAGTATAATTTTGTTCAAATACCAGATCTCCGCTCTCAGGGGAATAAGTAGTAATATCCTCTTCTGTCTCATAAATCTCAATCTTAAAGTCAAGATTGCCATTGATTTGGAAACGCCATACCTGTGGTAAAGCCTCTGGTGGAAGTAAGCGGACGATCTCAGTATCCGTTTCAGACAATGAGATTACAAATTGACCAAAAGGTTGGTTCATCAATCCACCTTTACATCAGGACTACCCGTCGCCACCGCCGACCCACAGGCCACAGCATCGCCAATCCGCCCCAGCGCCCTCCCCTCCACAAACACCGTCGGGCTACCCTGAGCCAGCACCGAGCTATGAGTTTCGGGGATAGTGGGGCAGGTATGGGGTAGCCAGGCATCCGCCACCCGGTGTGCTCCCCGACCATTGATAAACACCGTCCCACTAGCCTGACTATTGGCACGGGGTGGCCAACACCCATGCCCCGTGCAAAGATCTCCCAGTCGTGCGGCCATTGGCATATCAGTTCAGATCAATCCTCGGAGCTTGCAAAATCAGTCGGGTGGCTGACCGGATCACCACATCACCCACACAATCAATCATCAACTCTGACTCAGCCCGGTTGTACTGAACTGTTGTGCCATCCTCAAAGCGGATTATCCGCACCTCACCATCCTGAGTTGGTGTCGGGTCAGGGTCGGAATATATCGCCCCCAGCACCACCCCCTCTTCCGCCTGCTCATCCAAGACAAACGCCACAAACTCATCCACATCCGGCAGCGAATACACCTTATCCCTGAGGCTATGACCCTGCACCACAGCCAGCCAATAGCTAGCCATGCCATCCTGGTCTGCCAACTCCACCCGCACCCGGCAGGTCTTGGGGTCAATCTCCACCACCTTGCCAAAATTCAGCATCACACCCGCACCAGATTGATCTCAGTCGTATACCCACTACCCCGGCTGATGCGGTGGGTAGCCTGCTCGATCTGCCAGGTGCCATCCAGGCTGTAAAACCCCTTTAATCCCACGTTTAACCCCGCCATAAACGCCGTATTTCCCTCCAGATTCAGCCGACCCGACACCGAGGGGCGATTGGCCTTATCGAGGGCAGCTTTAGCTTTCAACCGGGCTTGCTCCGGGTTTTCCACCCGCGTTTTCACCTTCAGGGTGTCCCCTTTGGGGTTGCTAGGGTCAGTCTCAGTGTGGGTGATGGTCTGCTTCGTCTTGGGGTCGGTATAGCTAACCTGGGCTGCCTTTGCCGAATCCTGACTGGCATCACTAAAGGAATACTGCTTCAGATCCCCCCGTTCCAGGGTCAAAGCCGGGGGCAAAGATCGTAGTTCCTCCCGGTCATAAAACACCAGCTTGTCCCGCTCCACCTTCACAATCGCCCCATACTCATCCGCCAACTTCAAGAGAAACCCCAGATCCGTCTGCTGGTTTTGGCTCACCCGCTCCAGCCTCACCGTCGGCACCGTCCCCACCACTTTCAGTCCGTTTTTACCGGCTACCTGTTGGGCAATCTCTGCCAGGGTTGTCTTCTCATAAGCCACCGTATTGGGCTGCCGCAGTGCCTTAGAGATCCCCGTACTCAGCGCCCCCAACTTGACCCGATCCGGTGGCCCATCCCAGTCCATCCTGTCCACCTCAAAAGAACCGCAGTCCAGCAAAGGCTGGTTGGCATAGCCCAACTGACAGGCAATGGTATCGGTGCGTTGCGGTCGCCAGTCGCCCAGCCAGAGCAATGACTGATTATCCAGCACCAGATCCAGCGTATCTGCCTCCCCGTGCAGCTTGTCGGTATAGGTAATCTCAGCCAAAAATGGCTTCAGATCCCGGCTGATGTCTTTGCCCTGATAAACCACCTGAAACGTTGGCTCTCGCATCACCGCCTCCAGGGGGGTAGGTTCACCGGTTGATCCGGTGGGGGTGGCACCGGTTCAGGGATCTTGAGGATTACCCCTGGGGGTGGCAGCAGCCGCACCTGTAAACCCTCCAGACTTGGCTCCGGGAAATTAAAAGCCACAATCTGCTCGTAAGCCAGGGCATCCCCGTAATACTGATAAGCCAGCAGATCCCAGCGATCACCCAGCCTTGCCAAGTGCTCTAGATAGCGGGTACTCATCGGCTTAACCTCGTATACAGCCGCGCTGGGGGTTGGGCCGGGGCGGGGGCTTCGGCTTGGATCAACTCCAGTTCCACATCCACTGCAACAATGAGTCCATCACCGTCAGTGCGGGTTCGGGTCTCCCGGACGCTCTTGATCACCCAATAGCCCCAGTCCTCACCAGTGCCCAAGACCAGGCGCTTGGGCTGATGGGCTGCTGCCAGCTCTTGCAGTTTGCCCAGTTCTGCCTCGGGGTCACAATAGGCGGTCATGAACTGAAGCTGGAGCCGAATCTGGCGCAACTCGTCCCCCACCCATTGCAAGCGGGGCTTCAGCCCAATCCGCTCATGTTCGGCATAGGTATAGCCCTGGCTGGACTCCAGCCCCGTAGGACTGGTGAGCAGGTCAAATTCCACATCCCCCAGCACGGCCCAAGCCATCAGAATCTCCCCCGTGAAGAACGTGCTTGAGCCCGCTCCAGCATGGCCACTAGGCGCTCACCCTCGGTGAGTAGCAGTTCCTGCAACTGGCCCCGCAGATCCTCGCCGCCACCGTTGATGGTGATCTGAGGCTGATAGGCGATGGTTACGCCCCCACCGACTCCCAACCCTGCCAGCATGGGCTGAGGGGTCATGCTCATCTGCATCATGCCGGTCAAGCCAGCCAAGCGACTCATCAGCAGTGGGCTGGGCTTGAGGGATTGGGCTAAGTTATCCACGATCTTCGACTGGTGCAGAAGGTGCAGCGGCCCCTCTGGAATCGGGGAGCGTCCAATCACAAACCTTGAAACTTTACCCGCCACATCTTTAATTGCTTCCACTGGAGCACTAGCTGCCGCAGAAATACCAGCCGCCAATTGTGCCCCCATATTTTTACCCGCCTCAAACATCCTGCTGGGGAGAGCACCTATCCAGTTCATGATGTCGCTGACCATGCGCTCAATAGCTAGAACAGCATTCGCCGCCATGATTCCCAAGTTTTCGGCAAATAGGTAAAACTGAGCCGCTGCCCAACCGATAAATTCGCCCAGCCGCCGGAGCATATTGAGCGTATTGGTGATGCCGCTGATCAAAATCCTCAGACCAGCAGTAACGTTTTGCCCAGCCATGCGTCCCATTGTTGCCATGACGCTACTGCCCGCCTCAAAATTCCCTGTCATCCGAGCCACTAACATCACGAGTTGCCCCAGCCCATCTGCCAGCATCCTCAACCCTGGCCCCAACAAAGCCCAAAGCTCTTGCCATGCCTGGGATAGTCCTTGCAGCGATGGCAGCATACTACCTATCACCCCTTGTGCGAATCCCTGAAAGAAACTGCCAATCTGATTGCGAAACACATAGACCCCAGCCAAAGCCGCCGCTATTCCCAGAATTGGTGCAGCCGGAAGTGCCAAGATTGAAGCCCCAATTCCCAAAAAGCCTTTACCTAAAAGTGGCAGTAACTTGAGAATTCCCGGCAGATAGCCCAGCACGGTTGTTAGAGGTTTTGCCAGATAAAGCGCCGTGCCGATGAAGCCCCCAAACGCCCCCCTAGCAATGCCCATCCCCGCCTGGAGCGCCAAACTCGCCGCCGCTGCCTTCAGCAGCATCTCCACCACCTTGGGATTATTCACGGCAAACTTGCCGATTTCCGCCAAGGCATTAGCCACTCCAGAGAGAATGGGCACCGCATTGCCCACATCCCGAGCAATTGCGGTGAACAGGAACCCCAGGTCGTTCTTAAGAACCTCCACCCCTCGGGTGCGAAATTGCAGGTTGCTATTAAAACGACGTATCGACCGGGTGATGTAATCAATCTTGGTCGTCACCCAGGTCAGGGCATTCCCCAGCGGCACCAACGGGTCAAAGGTGAGATTGAAGGCATCCGCCAATCCCACCAGTTGGTCAAACAATCCATTCTCCCCAATCGTCCCGGCCAGCATCTTGTTGATGCCCGCAAACAACGATTGGTCACCCGCCAGTTTGGTGTTTAAATCTCGCATCACCCCAAAGATGCCGGTGGTCGGGTCAAAGAGCCGAGAC